CGAGCATCATCAGTTCATCAAGACATTCATGTGTACCCGTGAAGCAAAGGATGACGGCAACATCGACCTTATGAAGCAGACAGCCGCTAACTTTGTTCGTGCTTACAAGAGAAGTAGAGCGCAGTTCGCTTCTGATGCACTTACAGCAGAAGGTACTACATTCCTCTACGGAACAAAGTCATACGACAAGACAACGGGCGACGGCAAGGCACTTTTCGCTACTGACCATCCCGGCAAGAAGACAGGCGTTCCTGTTCAGTCAAACGTTTTCACAAACGCTTTCGGAACAGACGCTACAATGCTTTATACGCTTGCTAACATCGGACGTAACTTCAAGAATCAGTCAGGTAACGTAATGGGTTACAACTTTGATACGATCATCATCCCCGGTAACGTACCCGACCTTGAAGACCTCATTAAGAGAATCATTCACTCTCATCAGATTGTTAACAGCGCAAATAACGACATCAACACCCAGGAAGGCATTTGGAAGCTTATCGTAGATCATCGTTGGACTGCGGCGGCTGGAAAGAAGCCTTACATCCTGATGAGTTCGGAAGCACAGAGAGAGCTTAACGCCGGTGTATTCTTCGACAGAGTACCGCTTGACGTTTCAAACGAAGTTCTCAACAAGTCACGCAACCTTGAATGGAGCGGTTACGCTCGTTGGAGTGCGGGATTTAATAATTGGAGCGCTTATATCCTTGGCGGTGCTGATAACGGTACGACATTATCATAAGGGGGTAGCCAATGATACCTAAAGGACTTAAAGTAGGCGATACGTTTGTTGATGACGGAAGAACCTACAAAGTATTAAAGATTGTTGGCGAAAACTATGAAAGCGCATGGGTGGGGGCAACTCCACCCAAAACGCTTGTCGCTGACAATTCAGAATCGGACGATGTTGATTATAAGGATTATCCTTATGCCACACTGAAAAAGATGTGTGCAGAAAGAGGACTTGATGCAACAGGGAAGAAAGAGGACTTGATTGCAAGACTAGAGGGATAATATGTTTACTTGGTATGATCTGAAATTAGCTGTATTGCAGAAAATGTTTGCGGCAGATAATACAATAGTAGCGGATGAATCCACGATGGGGTACATCTATGCTATGCCTGAATGCGCTAATGAAGGCTTGGCCTTACTTGCAACAGCGGGTAAGTTTATCACAAAGTCCGTCAAAATAGCGCAGATGGATATAAAGAACCTTGTTTCTGAATCTATCTCTAATCCCATACACGAGTTTTCAGACGGCTATTCATACCAAACAGACGAAGGACAGTCTTTCTATTTTGAGGTGTCCGGCAATGGCACTTGCAATATATATGTTGACGATACGTTATTTGACACCATAACTATCGACAACAAGGGATATGAAGCATATAAAGGGCTTATCACGAATGCAGATAAGAAGCCCGTCAAAATTGAGTTCGTAACGTCCTACCCTATGGCGTTAAAGAATGTCGCAATATATAAAGAGTCATTCGCAGATGCAAACGATGTTGTACCTTTTACCGACAAGGTTAAGTATGACATGACGGCGCTTGCATCCGACTTTTATATGATCGACCCACAAGGTATTTACTACGAGGGTGCATATCAGAAATATCTCCAAACATCAGACTTTTATCAGGAAGGCACGAAGACTTTAGTATTAGACCGTGACATGATAGGTAACTTCACGATTTATTACAGGGCATATCCTGAACAGATTACGGCAGACACAGACGATACATACGAACTGCCTATTGATCCCGAAGTATATGTTCTTTTGCCTTTATATATGGCCTCGCAGCTATATAAGGATGATGATAACGGTATTGCTACGGCATATCGTAACGAGTTTGAAGTTGGTTTTGAACGTCTTGTTAACAGCGCAAATTTATCGGCATACGAAGAATTTACTAGCGCAAGTGGGTGGGTATAAATGGCTGTTTCTTTTAAAGTTCCTGCAAGTCCCAAAAGGAACGTATTTGCAATAGATAATTTTTTAGGGGTTGACCTTACAAACAGTGGATCGTCCGTTGATGAAGTAAGAAGTCCTAACGCAGAGAATATGGTTCGTTTTGTACCGGGGAAAGTGCGCAAACGTACAGGGTATGTAAAGGACGTTTTATTCGGCAAGGACGTTAACGTCAACTATGCCAAAGGCACATCGTCAATAGAGAAGGAAGTTGTTATAAATAGTGCGGATGTTGGTAATTGGATAGACCTTTACCCTCTTATACAAGACATAGAGAGTAAGGACGGGAATCCTTATGATATATACTATGAGTTTGATTATCTTGCTCCCGAAGATTTCTGTTTAGGAATCACATCAAGAATAGTACCAGCGAGCGGGGAAGAGTGGGCGCATTATAGTTTTATAGCTCCCATGGCTTCAACGGGGTATGTGAAAAGAGCCGTTCAAATATTATCAAATTCAGTTCAGAATATTTACATCAAAAACTTTTCCATTATGCGTGGGAAAGATGCCAATTACAAGTGGAGTCCCGCGCCTAATTACTTTGTGGAAAGAGCAAACAACGATCCTGTGTATGGTGTTCACGTTGGTAAATCGGGGACTTTTGAAGGCAATAGGGTTGTGAATGTCAACAGAGTGTTGAATACAAGTGACACGTTCACGACTTATAACGTCGATACAACGGAACAAGATATCAACGCGCTTGCTGAAAGAATCCATCCTGGGGTAACTATTTATGCCGATTTAGACTACACATCGGATGCAAATTTTGACATCAGAATTGCAGGAATACGCTATACAATTCAGGCCGCATCTACTACAACACATTGGAGTAGGGCTATCACGGCTTCTCAGTATTATACCTATGAGCATATTCGACTAATGACTCAAACGGGTACGGCTACGGTCAATATCAAAAATTTATCCGTAGTGTACCAAAAGGATGAAGCGACCTATGACTGGAGTCCTGCGCCCGAAGACGATGGAAAAGAATTTCCTATCGAAGATATCTACCTTGTAGGATCAAAAAACTATGCCGTTTCAAATTCCTATGATGTTTCCGGCATGGTGGATTCCACAACGCATGTACTCGATGAAAGAGTAGTTCTTGAAGACGCATCGTCAAAAGTCGAAGGGTTTGCACATGTTTCGTTCAACTTGCATACCGCTTCATTCAACACAGACTTGGCAAAGGTTGAAGTGTGGCTTGTCAACAATCAGAGCCAGGGCATAAAAGTTAGTGAATCTACGGAACACTTTAATAGTGACCGCATTGACTGTTATTTACCTGCAGGCGCGCTCGCAACCGATTATTTTACATATATCGGAGTGGTTTACCGTTTTAACACTGGCGCAGCTGCTTGCTGGACGTATATTTCAGACATTAAAGTTAATGAGATAACGCCTAGATCGTCTTATGATATATCTCCTAAATGGTATATCTATCATGTTGGAACGGACTTTTATTTAAGAGCATCTAACTCAAAAGACTTTACAAAGGTTTACTCAAATGCTAATCAGCACCTTTCAAAGTCTTGGCAGTTTAATAAAAGCCTTTATATCCTTGATGGAAAAGACATTTACTCTTATGCCATAGGCGATGAAACAGTAACACCTATAGGAGAGGACAACGGATATATCCCTACCCTGACTATAGCAAAAAGTCCATCGGGCGGCGGCGTTTCTTACGAACCCTTAAATATGCTCCAACCAGGATTCTATGAGACGTTCCAAAGCAACGGAAATCCATTATATCAGCTTTCGTTTGGAAACCTTGATTCTACACCCGTCAAAGTGTGGGTAATGAATCAGTCGGGTGGATGGGACGAAAAAACAGAGGGGGTAGATTTTAACGTCAATCGAGGCGTGGGATTTGTTGACTTATATAACGCCCCTTCTGCCCCGGTTATTACGGGCGAAGATGATGTAAAGATACTAGCATACAGAACAGTACCTGGTTATAAAGAAAGAATAACGAAGTGTACGAACGGCACATTATTCGGAGTAGGCGGTGCAGAAGACCGTCTATTTTTAACGGGCAATCCCGATCATCCTAATTGGGATTTTTATTCGGAGCAGTATGATCCGACCTATTTCCCTGATACGGGATATTCGGCACTCGGTTCAGAACAGTCGGCTATTGTCGGTTATGCGCTTGTCAATAACTATTTGGCAGCCTTCAAAGATGGTTTTGATACATCACAGTCGGTATTCATCCGTGAAGGCGACCTTGTAGTAACACAGAAACAGTACAACGATCAGACTTATGAAGTGTCTGAACCAGCCTTCAAGTTGATAAACACTCTTCAAGGGAACGGAGTCGTAGCTCCTTATGCCTTTGGATATCTGACAACCGAACCGTTATTCCTTACGAAGTCGGGTATTTATGCTATCACGGCGCAGGATATAACGGGCGAGAAATACTCACAGAACAGGTCGTTCTACCTTAACGGACAGCTCACAAAGGAAACAGGGTTAGAAAATGCGGTAGCGACAACATTCAATGATATGTACGTTCTCGCATTGAATAATCAGCTATATATCCTTGACGGCCTGCAGGCAACAAGGACGGATAGGTCAGAGCCTTACTCAACAAGGCAGTATGTTGGTTTTCATTGTAAAAACGTTCCGGCTGTTTGCTTATGGACGGACAATGACTCGTTATGGTTCGGCACAGGAGATGGTAAGGTTTGCTTCTTTAATAACGATGTAGAAGCGCTGGAATCTTACAACGATGATGGAGAGCCTATCTATTGTTGTTGGGAAACACCCGACCTTGACGGAAAACTGTTCTACAAGAATAAGACCTTTAGATATTTTGCTATCAGAATGATGAAGGTTTTGAGAACATCCGTTGCGCTTTGGTCTGAAAAGTTAGGTGCATGGACGTTCATCAAAGAAGACAAGACCGCAGGACTTACGTTTGACTTTGAGAATATAGACTTTGAAGCTTTCTCATTCAGTACAGACCGTTCGGAAAAGGTTGTGCATACCAAAGTCAGAGTTAAGAAAGTCGATAAAGCTCGTTTCAGAGTAGAGAACGGCAAGATCAATGAGCCGTTCGGGTTAATAGATTTAGCTCTTGAATATGTCGAGAGCGGAAACTATAAGGGGTAAAATATGAGTTTTACAAGAATTTCAAACGCAGAAATCAATTCAAGAGGCGCGACGACTTTACCCAACCAGCCGCAGATATCAGCTGCAGCTTTAAAGGAAGAGTTTGACGCACCAGCGAAGAAAATTGTTGCACCAAAGGTAAACAACCTTATGGACGAGTTGGAAGCATCAACAAGCGCCGGGAATTTAGGGGCGGTAGCACCCACGGGAAGAACAGGATCGACTGTTCAGGGCGCGATCAATTCCATTTCAACAGACCTTGCGGCAGTAGAAGCACAGGCACATTCGCATGGCAACAAGAGTGTCCTTGACAACTTTGCTGATGATGGAACAGGGCTTACTTATGACGGAGACCCGGTAGGTGCGGTTACGTCAGTCAACAGTCAGACGGGCGATGTTACACTCACGGCTTCTGATGTAGGGGCATTACCCGATACTACACCCATTCCAACAAAAACTTCTGACCTTACAAACGATAGCGGATTTATCACGGCAAGTGATATTCCCACTATCCCGTCAAAAACAAGCGACCTCAATAATGATAGCAACTTTGTTTCGGATGCAAGTTATGTTCATACAGACAATAACTACGATGCGACGGCAAAGGGAATTGTTGACGGAGCGACGGCGGCTATTGCGGCAAAGTCCACAGTATCGTGGAAGCAGATAGACACCACGGGGACGAAGATAGCGGAAATCACTATTGACGGTGTAAAGACAGACGTAAAAGCCACGGGCGGCGGAAGCGCGGATGCTTATAAAACCATTGAAGCAGGCGGATCATCGATTGTCGCAAGCGGGGCAGATACATTTAAAATCAACGCCGGGTCAAACGTAGCTATTACCCCATTGCAGAATGACAAGGGTATTCAGATATCGGCAACGGGCGGTGGTTCGTCAACGGGCGATATGCTCATGTCTGACTATGATAGCCAGGCAAACGTTAAGTCGGCCGGTGGCATAGATGCTTACGTTGCCGGAGAGATAGGCAAACTTGATGTATCGGATAGTGCGGTATCGGGACAGTACGTTTCAGAGGTGTCGGAAACAGACGGAAAGATAAGCGTATCAAGAGCGAATCTTCCGACAGTACCGACAAAGGTATCAGACCTTACAAACGATTCGGGTTATCAGACGGCAGGTGATGTAGCAACGGCAATATCGGGCAAGGCAGATACAGCATCACTTGCGGCAGTCGCAACGTCGGGAGCATATTCAGACCTTACTGGTCGGCCGACGATCCCGACAGTGGATCAGACATATAGTGCTTCAAGCGCAAATGCTCAAAGCGGAATAGCCGTAGCGGGAGCGATATCTGGAAAAGCAAATACTTCACAACTTGACGGGTGGACTACGGCAAGTACGGTGGATTCAAGCGGAAATGTAACTTTTAGCGGACTTAATGATAGTTACGGATATGAGTTATTCTTCGAAATGCCAACTGGAGAAAGTGCTTATGGTTATACAAAGATAACGAAAACAGGAAGCGGAACATCTGCAACATTGACGTATGCCACAAATGCACCGAATGGTACGTCTTGCAAATTAAGGATTATCAAGTAAAGGAGATTAAACTATGGAACAGAATTACACAGTATGTTACAAATTACACGATTCAAAGAGCGGTCAATGGTCAAATCAGGCGGTTGCACAGTATTCGGATTATTGGCAGGCGGTAGCGAAGTATGGTTCAGAAGTGGCAAGGCTCATAAATGTTCAGGACTATGATTTCGTTCTTGTTTATCTTATGGATACCTTCGGAAACATCAAGCCGACCGACAAACAGTGGCGTGATTCAAGAGTCGCTCCCGAACCCGAACCGAACGAAGGCGAATAATTGATGCAGAAGGGGTGTCTTCTGGTAGTGGCACTCCTTCGCTTTATAAGGTAAGCGAAATAAAGGAGAACGATTATGTGGCAAAGAGCATTGAATGTGATAGGTGGTGGTGGGGGAACAGATAACTATACATGTAAAACTGTAGTTGTTAATAATATTCAGCAAACAAAGAATTACTATGTCTGTGATATTACTAAAAGTAGGATGATGGTATGGTTTGTAGAAGGTGGTAGTACATATGGATATGCTGAAATACAAGATGGTATAATAACTCAAAGTGATTCTACATATAGTGGATGTTATTTATCAGTATCATCAAATAAACTTTACTATACTAGAACATTTACATCTGGTGGCACATATTCTGTAATGGTTTGTGTATGGGAAAGTGAAGATTAAATGGGTTAAGGAGAATAACACATGAACATAGGCGGTGGCGAATTATTCTGAAACGCAAGCACAACAAGGGATAGCCTAAACCTTCGGGGCGTGTTATAATATCTGCATGGAAGATTTAAGAAACGATTGGCAAAATAACCGATGCGTAACAGAAGAAGAACGTGATCGATTTAACATGATGTTAGCATCCTTGCAGACAAACGCATGGCAGGAGTTAAAAGACACCATCCTAGAAATGCGTGATAGTGGTGGTAATCTAAATCAGCAACAAACTTGCGACTTCTTGGCTAACTACATGGATGTTTTTGAACAGCATGAACCCCACAAGCCTCTTAACAATGCGTAACATGTGGGGTATTTCTGCGAATGTAAGCAAAACACTTATTAAAGAAAAGTCCGATATTTTTTAATAGGGATTTTCGTTATTTAATTTGATTTAACTTACATTTTAAATCGACTTTTGGAGATATATTCGCAAATGGTCGATTTAAATTGTCGAGTTACAACATTTTGGCATCCGAAAGGGTGCTTTTTTGATGGGAGTATTTATGGAGCAGACGATAACACTTCAAGCACTCATTCAGATGGGTGCTATTATTATGGGAATATGGGGGTTTTGCAAGGTCATTATGGAAATAATACACGCCATAACCGCAAGACACGACAAAGAGCAATCATGGAGTAAACAGCACGAAGAAATGTCAGAGAAGTACGACAAGGCAATAGCAGACCTTAACAAGAAAATCGACGATAATCAGATTGACGTAGAAGCAAAGATACAGGAAGTAAGAGCAGAACAGGAGATACTCACTGAATGTATGTACGCTACGCTTGACGGACTTCATCAACTAGGCTGCAACGGCAAGGTCACAGAAGCAAGGTCGATGTTGGATCAGTATTTGATTCGGAGAGCACATGATTAGATGCGGAGATATAACAGGATATGATGACGCAGAAGTCATAGAAGGGAGTAATTATGAAGATGACAGACAAAATGTACGATTTACTGAAATGGGTAGCGCAGATACTTCTTCCGGCGGTGGCAACACTATACTTTGCCATAGCGCAGATATGGGGACTTCCTTACGGGGAACAGGTAGTCGGAACGATAACCGCCATTGATGCGTTTCTTGGTGCGCTTTTGGGAATTTCAACGTATCAGTATAACAAGAGGTAGGTTATGGCGTACACGGATAGATCATTCCTTGAAGTGCTAAAGCCGTATGTCTTAGCAGATATGAAAGAAACGAAAATTCTAGCTTCACTTACGGCCGCACAAGCATTTATCGAATCGAATAAAGGTAATTCCGGTCTCACGCAAAAAGCCAACAATTTATTTGGAATAAAGGGTGAGTATAAAGGTCAATACGTCGTTATGCCAACGACAGAATATTACAACGGAGTGAAGACCAGAGTCAATGCTAAATTCCGCAAATATCCATCTTGGCTAGAGTCTATTGCCGATCATTCCCGGTTGTTTAATACGAACAAACGCTATACGAATTTGCGGGGATGTACAAGCTATTTGGAAGCCTGCAAGAATGTTCAGGCGGATGGTTATGCTACGTCGCCTACTTATGCTAAGACACTAGCTTCTACTATCGAAAAGTATCGACTATACGAGTGGGACGAAGAAGTATTAGGCGGTAAGACAGAACCTTACACGGACAGCGTTGTATATACACTTCAACAGGATTTGTACGTCAGAGATAATCCTGACGGTAACAAGATCAAGTTTGACAAGCTAACCGATAATGCGAAGGCTCACGCTAAAAAAGATTTATTCGGTTATGCGATCCTTAAAAAAGGTACACGGGTCACTTGTAAGGGAATTAGCGCTACTCAAAGTTGTATGTGGATGAAAATTCCGTCAGGCTGGGTGTGCGCATACAACAGCAAACACATATACATTCTATAAGGGGGACAGGTAAATGGCTTATGTAAAGAAAGGGTACATCGGAGACTCGTCGGTCAATGCCAAACTCAACAACGGAAACACAAGCATCGCTAATGGCGTAGTCAGTCAGGCTTATGGCGGAGTAGGTACGGGCGGTCAGAACTTAAGAAGTGTCGGATATTACAATACTTATCCGACAACTAGCGGGGTAAACGGAGCTAGGACAACGACTGGCAGAACAACGGGCGGATCATCTTCAAAGTCGAGTTCATCAAGTTCATCTAGTTTGGCCAATGCTTACAATGCTTTGTTGGCGGCTTACAAGCAGAATGACTATTCAGATTATCTCCGTCAGATGAGAGAAGCGGCACAGAACGCTTACGATAGGGGCATGGGCGCTCTTAATAGTGCGTATGATAGCCAAATGAATAGTCTCTCGGATAATCTTAACGAGACGAGAAATCAGCTCGCTAATCAGTACAACCGCTCTAGGGATAGCATAAATCAGGATGCGGAAAACTCACTGAGACAGGCTTATATAAACAGGATGCTTTCAGAGAGAAATCTTGGTCAGCAGATGTCGGCACAAGGACTTACGGGTGGCGCTACAGAAACCACGATGGCGAATATGCTGAATAACTACGGCAATGCTCGTAACAACATAAACACAACTTTGAATAATAATCTCTCTAACCTTGAAGGGAATTATTCGGATAATCTTTCTCAGGCTATGCAGGCTTACAATTCAGCCGTTGCAAATGCCAACTTACAGAAAGCACAGCAGGCTATGTCGCTTGAAAATGCTCTTGCGAATAATCAGATATCCGCTCTTGGAGATTATCAGACACTTATGCAGAGAGAAAATCAGAACTATCTTGATCTTCTTAAAGCGGCTATTGCGAACGGCGCTTCATTCTCTTACGATCCGACAGCGGCTAATAACGCAGTCAAGGCCGTGGCGGTTCAGCAGGCGGCTAATCCTAATTTAGTTAATAACTATGCTACGATCCAGGAACTCATGGGCGGTGGCAACACTCCTGGAGTAACCACACCGGGTGTAACAGTGCTTAATCAAGCAAGTGGTACGGACGACCTTGCATCGCTTCTAGCTAAACTTTATGCAAGCAGATAGGAGATAAACATGGCAAAGAATTTAAGGGATGAAGGATATCCGGCTAGTCATACAGACCCACGGTTTAAATCTCGTAAAGTGAATTATGCGCAGGGAGAAGCCAGCGCAAAAAGAACAGAGCCTACAAACACATATATGCGGGGAGAGATGTGGGATTTGGATGACAATCATCAGCAGGATTACATCAACACTCTTCTTGACAAGGTTAAGAGTCCTCTCAATGTAAACCGATGGAATGAACGCACTCAAATCAACAATGCAGATTGGCAAGACCAAATTCACAAGGGTTATTCGCTTAACCAAGGTGATACACGTTTAGCATATTTCGGGAAGATTGTAGACCCATATGGAGTGCGTGGAAATTATTATTCTGCGGTATTGGATAATCTTACCCCTATTGTTGGGGATGGATATGTTAATAAGTCGATAAACACTCCGCTTGGCAATTTATCCATCGGACATGAAGATGGTTCGGTTTATGCTGACTATACAACTCCTAGCCTTCAGGAACAGATGTATTACATCAATGCACTTAAAAATCTTTTGAATAGAGGATAATATGGCACGAAAGAAAAAAGACAACAATCTTGATTCATGGAATAGGAGTCTTGGATATTCCGATGAAGCGCTTAAAGCATTATCATCGGGTACATATGATCAGTTAACGGGACGCGATCCTAAATACAGAACATCACAGGGGCAGACACAGCAATCTCGTCAGTTGCCCGTCCTTGAAGGGCTTACCCGGTCTAATGATTGGAAAAGTAGTTTCGGACACGACAAGAACACCCTTAACAGAGCGTCGAAATATCAGCAAAGCCTTGCAAACGAAGCGGCAAAATACACATACAATGAGTCGCTTGCTAAAGCAAATACCCTTGACAAGAAAGATCAGGGCTATCTTCAAAGGCTCGTTGACAATTTCGGAGACGGAGACGTTACAAGGGATGCCTTGAAGACGAGTACACATACAAAGGACTGGGAAAAGAAGTACGGCAAGTCCTACGATGAGATATATCGTGATTTTCTTGCAGACCAAGGTAATGCTAAGATGCGTCAAGGTCAGGCACACCCTATTCTGTCTGAAATTTCAACGGCGTTAGGAAGCCTTAACACTTCGCTCACAACCATACCTAGCCTTATAGCAAACGCCATTGCGCCCGATAGTAAGGCGGCAAACGCCCTTGAAGATACAAGGAGCAGATACGAAAATCAGAGAAAGCTATTGAGAGCCGGTGTCAAGGAAAGAACGGGAGACAAAGGCGATAAGTTTATTGATACAGTCAATGCGGTTGCGGATAGGATGATCCCGACAATAGCCGGTAATGTCATAGGTGGCAACGTGTTAGGTGGAGTATTAGCCGGCGCGTCTGATGCTAACAGAAGAATGGACGAACTCAACTTGCGTCCCGACCTTGATAACAGACGTAAAGCGCTTACAGCGTTAGGGCAAGGAGCAGTTGAGGGAGTAGGCACAGCTATAACGTCAGGACTTCTTGATGCACTTCCAAACGTAAGTGGTATAGGTGGCAGACTTCTTAACGTGGGTAAAGGCGCGGGGAATGCCGCCATTGAAAATTCTATATCCGAAGCACTTGAAATGGGACTTGATACCGCTATCAACAAAAAGAATAGCGCAAAGGAACTTAACAAGGCCGTCTATATGCTTAATGGAATGAGCGAAGAAGATGCAACTGCACAGGCACAAAAAGACCAACTCGGTCAAGTGGGTTCTGCGGCATTGACAGGCGCATTGTTTGGCGGCGGTATGAAGGGACTGTCTGAAGTAGCCGGAGCTATAAAGAATATACCCGCATTGAAGGGTACAATTCCCAAAACAAAGGTTGATACGTCTGATATCGACAATGTTATAAACAATGCCACAAAACAGGCGGAAGACGCGCAGGCAAATATCAAAGACCTTGCGGACCAGATGCCGGAAGCATCTAAAAGCGAACCTGACTTGGGCGATATGACACGTCAACCGTCAGAATTAAGGCCGTCAAATACAGATCCGGCGCATGACCTCGCGTGGAGATACGCTAATGCGTTTTCAAAAGCTGATGATTACGGATATCTTGATATGGGAGAAGCGGAAGTTGAGTCAGTAGTTGAGCAAATGGCGGATGATATAGCAAAGGGACGCGACTTAACTAATTACATTAGCGGCCTTGAAGATATGCTAGACGATGTTGAAGACCCCAAGGTTAAAGGGGAAATGCAACGTCTTATTAGCGATATTTCCAATTTACAGGAAGGCAAAACAACTACAAGTGCGCCCGAAACCCCGACACTTACCCAAGAAGTAAGGGGACTTGCCGGGGATGATCTAAAGGTGGCACAGGATAGAGTATCAAGCAACAAGGCGCAGATAAAGGCACTCGAAAACGAGATAAAGGTTATTGAAAGTGACCCTAACAATAAGTATCGTGGCAACCTTAAAAAATCCGCCAAAGCTGATATTGAAAGCAAAAAAGCACAGATAGCAGAACTGAAACAGGACAACAAGGTTACTACTCGTCAGATTAAGGGAGAGCCTACGCCCGTTATAGAACAGTTGGATGCTGATAGTGTTACCCGGATAAACGACTTCAAGAAGGAAGTCCGCAAAATCGGTAATATGTGGGGCGGAGAAAGCGGAAAACAGCTCGCAAAAGACGTTAACGATGCACTTGACAGATATATTGAGTCGGGAAGCCAAGAAGATTTCAACACTTTTGCAAGGGACTTATGGCAACTTCACTCATCCGCAAACGGGGAATACACTTCAAAGGCGGGTAATGTGTCTCGTTATTCTGATTATTACGGAGATATAGAAGACGGTATATTTGGCGCGTCCATTAAAGACAATGGTATGTTGCCGCAGAAAGCAATAAGCGACTTTCATAAAGCCCGTACTATGAATGAATCCGTGGTTAGAAATCCTACATTGACAAGTAAAGTGCCGCCTACGAATCCGCCTATGTCATCAGACGGTGGAAATGTATCACCCGAAACAGATATAAGCCGACGCTACGAAACTTTGAAAAAGAGTGATCTGTTTACAAAGTCCGAAGCAAATATGAAGATGCTTGAAAGCGCAAAGGAGAAGGGCGTATTTAACAAGGATGTTGAAGCACGAAAGGTTGCACAAGACGAAGCATTACAAGAATATCTAAACGATAAAGATGCAGTCATAGCCAAGAACCTTGATAAAGCGTGGGATAGTGGCAAAGATGTTGATACGTCTATGCTTATCCTTCAAGATGCACTTGATAGCGGAGATAATGCATTAACAAACCTTACACTGTCAAAGCAAGTCACAAAAGGAAAGGAAGCCGGTAGACAATTAAGGGCAATGCGTGACTATGCTTATGCCGGAACAAAGGAAGGAACAATAACCAAAGCGGCAGAGTTCT